CTACTCAATTCGGTTTCTTGAGGAGCTACTTGTAGTTTCTTACTATCATAGTAACTATCTAACCATCCAGCCAATGGATTAGTTTTAGCAGTAGGATACAACTTCTTATATCCCAAACTTGATAGTCTGTTATTGGCCAACCATTCAATATAGTGTTTTAGACTTTCTGCGGTTAAACCGATCAAACTACCTTTACTAAATAGATAATCTGCCCAATCCTTTTCAGCATTAACCGCCATTTCATAAGCAGCGTAAACCTTATCTTCATTTTTAGCAACAATATCTTGAAATCCTTCATCTGGATTATTAATCCAATTCTTCATAATGTTCTGGGTAATAGCAACATGAAGATTTTCATCACGGCTAATAAACTTAATAATCTTGCTATTACCTTCCATCTTTCCACGATACCCAAAGTAGAAACTACAAGCAAATGATACATAGAATATCATTCCTTCAGTAATTTGAGTGGCTAATACCGCATCAAACAATTGTTGTTTAACATCATCTGATGGAATTAGTAGTTCATCATACTTCTTACTGATTGCAGTAGCCCTCTTAACAATTTCTTGGTCTTCCAAAACACTATCAAAGAACTTGGTAGCATCTGGATAAACATTGTTAAGAATGTATGTATAACTGTTACTATGAATAGTTTCAAAGAAACTCCATGCATTCATGCAAATTTCTAATTCACTATTTGTTACTCGTTTCATTAGTTCATGAATACTACGACTCAACATACTATCAGTCATAGTTTGAAACTTAAGATTACTATCAAATACAAATCGTTCTTCAGGAGAAAGATTCTTATAATCACTAATATCTTTAACAAGAGAAACTTCTTGAGGTCTCCAAAAGAAATTCAATTGTTGATCATACAAATCATAGAATTTAGGATACTTAATCAAATCATATCGTTGTAATGATAGATCTTCTCCTAAGAACATTGGATTTCTCAATTGGTCTATATTTTTCTTATTTAATACTGTTTTCATTATATCCTCCTATTATAGAGCACAAGCACCGCTTTCACAACCGGATTCTTGTACTACTGGTTGTTTTATTTCAGTCTTCTTATCATCCATGGCGGTTTGTTTATCGCCATCATCAGTATTAGCATAATACAAATTCTTAAGTCCATACTTGTAGGCCAATAACATGTCCTTGATTACTTCTTGAACAGGAACTTTATTTTTATCATAACGGGATGGGATATAGTAAGTATTTGTACTAATACTCATATCTGTAAATTTTTGAATAGCAGCAGCAACCTTCAAATAACCTTCATTATTTGGCATATCAAAAGCAAAGGTATAATTATCCTTATACTTGTCAATATTTGGAATTACCACTGGCAAAATGTTACTCTTGCTTCCCTTGAAACTAATAGCACTACGAGGTGGTTCAATACCATTGGTGCTACTTTGAATTACTGAACTGGATTCTACAGGCATACATGCAGTTAATGTAGAATGTCTCATACCATGTTTCTTAATTTCTTCACGAAGTGTTTCCCAATCACAATGTAGAGGTTCAGTGATGAATTCATCTACATCTCTCTTATAAGTATCAATTGGCAATACTCCTTGACTAAACTTTGTACGGTCAAACTTTTCACACTTACCAACTTCTTTAGCCATTTCAACACTAGCCTTAATTAAATAATAACTAGTCTTTTCCATCCACTTGGCAACAAAGTTAGGAGCATCCTTATCCCAATACTTCAATCCTTCTTTAGCCAATAGAGCAGCCAAGTTACTTACACCTACACCAAGACTACGACGTTTCTTAGCAAAGTTTTCTGCGGCTGGTACGAAATAATCTTGATGTTCAATCAAAGAATCCAACATTCTGACGATAATGTCACAGACACTTTCCATTTCTTCATCATCTTTGATTTCTAACCAATTCAATGCAGCCAAGATACAAACACCAATTTCACCATTCTTATCGTTAACATCAGTGATTGGAATCAATGGATGATTAACTTCAAGACATAGATTGCTTGTATCTACTTGGTCCAACCAACTACCATGTTCATTTGCATGATCCACGAACATTGTATAAATACGTCCAGTTTCAAGACGTTCTTTCGCAAGTAGTCCCATCAATTCACGTGCGGGTACTTTCTTCTTGAACTTAATGTTCTTGTTAGCTTCAGCCTTTTCATACTTTTCCTTGAATCCTTCCAAACCAAAAGTATTCCATAGTGAAGGACATTCATGATAACTAAACAATGTTACATCTTGATTCTTTAAGAATCGTTCAAAGATTAGTTTATCTAATCCAATACAATAATCCAACTTACGAACACGGTTATCATCTGTACCTTGATTGTTCTTCAATACAAGAATGTCTAGAATATCATAATGGAACCATGCAAAATTGACGGTGGCACTACCCCCTCTAATTCCGTTTTGGTGACAACTCTTTACAGTAGATTCAAATGCTTTAGCAAATGGAATTGGACCTGTATGCATTACTTCACCATTACGAATGGGTGCATTAGTAGCACGAAGTCTTGATAGATTCAATCCAATACCATAACGACTTGCAGTGGCAAAACCAACTGCACTATTGTTACTGAAAATACTACGAAGATCATCATCTACAGTGAATAGTGAACAACTAGCATAACTCTTCATTGGAGTTCTTACACCAGCCATGATTGGTGTGGGTAGATTAATCTTATGTTTGCTAAAGTAGTTATAAGCCTTCTTTACATATTCAATACGGTTTTCTTTATAGTCTTTAAAGAAAGTCATTGCAATAAGCATATATGCAAACTGCGGTGTTTCATAAATCTGTTTAGTAGCTCTATTTTGAACTAGATACTTATCACACAACTGTTTAATACCAGCATATGTAAAGTTAAGATCTCTATCATGACGCAAATATTCATCCAATTTATCAAATTCTTGTTTGGTATACCATTCTAGAATTTCTTCATCATAAACTAATGCGTCAATATTAGCTTTTACAAGATCATGTAGTTTAGGAGGATTCTTTCCACCCCATACATTTTTTCTCAATCTATAATTCAATAGTCTTGATGCAACATATTGATAATTAGGCTTTTGTTCACTAATTAAATTTGACGCAGCTTCAATCAACATTGTATGAATGTCACCAGAAGACATCTTATCAAAAAATGATAGATGAGCATTCATAGCAACTTCTTCAAAACTAACATTTTTAACATCTTCGGTTGCCCATTGTAAAACCTTATTGATTTTATCTGCACTAAACTTTTCCAAATTTCCGTTACGCTTTTTTATAAAAATTTCTTTATTCATATGGGTAAAAAATAATTATTCAATTGGGAAGAAAAAGATCAAAATAAAACTTTAAATAAATCTTGTTTTATAGAAACTTTTTCTTCCCAAATTGATATATAGGTTATTCACTGTCCTCTGTACTATGAGCATTCCACTTGTTGCTCATCATTTTCTTGACTACATTTTCTTCTTGACTCATTTCATTCAAGATACCCATACCTTCACGACTATTTTCCGCAAAGATTCTGATATCACCACAACCAGCATTCATTCTAGCAGGGAATGTAATACCATCTGGACCGAACCGATTCTTAATAACATGGAATCGTGCTGTATTAGCCTGTTTATCTGACATCTTACGACTCAATGACATAACGAAGTCAGCCGTCATAATCTTACGATAACTATCAGAAATGTTATTTGCCTGAATAATATCTTCATCCATAGCAGCACGATTACTCTGAGAAGCACTCCAAATGGGAACTTGTAATTCACCAGCTACACCACGAAGTTCTTCATAAATACCACCAGCTTCACTATAACTGTTACTATTACGTTCACTCTGTGATGGACGTAGAATATCAGCATAATCAACAATAATCATGTCAACTTTGGTACCAAGAGTTTGAATACGTTCAGCATGAAGCTTCAAACTATGTGCAGATACTGTCTTGATTGGATAATACTTAATAATCAATTTACCAGGCACTTCTGCAATCTTCTTCTTAACAATGTCAATATTGTTACGGATATTCTGGAAATCAATTCCAGTAAAACAAGCGTCATAACGTAGACCAACATAGTTTTCATTCAATTCCAAAGTATAATGTAATACATTCTTACCTTGTTTCATTGCCTCAGCACCCATCTTGGCAAGAACCCAACTCTTACCACTACCAGCACAAGCAGTGATAATTCCTAGTTCACCACCAGCAAGACCACCATCCATAATACTATCTACTTCTGTCCAATTAGTCTTGACAGTTTTACGAGCCATTTGACTCATACGTTTTTCAATATCAACCATATATTCATGTCCAATATTGCGTTCCATACCAGCTTTCATCGCAACATCAACTACATGTTTGATTTTGTCATATTGACCACTCTTCAAATGGTCAACACTCTCCATAATAGCATTCTTAATCTTTTGATTCTTACAAAATTCAAGAAACTGTTCTTTGATATATTTCAAATCAGTATCACTGATTTTTTGATAAACCAAACGAAGTTGTTCTACAACTGATTGTTTCAACAAATCATTTTCAATACCATCTACTTTAACTTTAAAGACTGCCAATGTTGGCAAATCTTTATATTCAAGAAAATAACTAATCGTTTCTTTAACGATAAATTTATGTGCATCAGTTTCAAAACTATCTGGTTCCAAGATATCACTGATACGTTCAATGAATGTTTTGTCCGACACCAAACCACTAATACATTTGATTTGGAATTCAGATCCGAATTTTTTTAAGTTATCAATAATTTTTTCCGACATATTTTTAATATATTTTATCTACACCAACTCTATCATAGTTTTTCTGTAAACCAAGAATATTTACAGAACCATTGAATTAATTTTTCCAAATACTTCATTCAACCATATCATACTATTTGGAAAGTTATTTTGCATACAATCTTCTACCAACAATTTACTAAAACCAAATCTGTCAAGTTTACAGATTGGCTTTTCCATAATTTCATTAATTCTCAATTGCGAGAATGATTGAATTTGAGTATCATGTAACTGCATTAAATCATAATTACGTTGCATAACATCTTTGTTTTCCAATACACTATCATATAACTTTAATTTACCTTTATGGGTATCACTATAATTATATAATTCTTGTAATGTATAGCGTTTATCTTCTGTAAGAAGAGGATAACACTTGATAATAGTTTTTAATCCTGCACCTTTAATGCCGTCAATATTATCACTATCATCACCTTCCATTACTCTATAGTTGATAAAGTTCTTACAACTAATACCATATTCCAATAGAATTTCTGCGCATCCATACAATTTCTTTTTGGTTGGACTCCAGATTTTAACTTTATCTCCAGCTAATTGTAAGAAATCTTTATCAGCACTCATAATGGTAACATTACTATTTTTAAAATATTCTGTTGCCAAATATGCAATTGTGTCATCAGCTTCAATATGATCAATTGCCATAGTTGTTACAGGCAATTTATCTAAATATTGAACGGTTCTTAACAACTGTTTCTTTAGATTTTTATCTTCGGTATCTGGTGTAGTAATATCATCATAAGCTCTATTA